GCCGAGCAGGCCCAGCGCGAGGCCGAACACGCCAACGCAGCCAAGTCCAAATTCCTGGCTGCGGCCAGCCACGATTTGCTGAAGGGGAGTGAGATATTCAAAGAGGGAAAGGCGCGATAAATCCGGGATTTAGTGGTTTATGGTGAGCTAAAACGGGATGTGTTTTGAAAATTAATTTCCTGTGGCGAAATAGCTTAAAAATACAAAAAACGGTGCACTTTGATTCGGTTTTCACCACGGGGAGTGAACTGGCCGAGAAAGTCGCCAAAGCCAAAGGCTTGGGTGTTCATGAAATCATCCTATTACAACCCAGCAGCACGAACAAACAGCGCATCAACCTGCGCATCAGAAAGCCCGAGTGCGGCTTGCAGCGCAGACAGCGTAGGCCAGGTTCGGTCCACAGTAGCCGCAAACTCCCACTCAATTTGCAGCGTCTCACCGCCAGCAGCCACAGCGGCATTCACCGCGGCAAGCAATCCAGCAGATGCCAATGCCAAACGCGCTTGACGCATGGTGACAGTGGATGGCACTGCTGGTTCAGCTGACACATAGTCTGGCAATGCAGGAGCTTTTGCCTGCGGGAAGTCGGCGAGTGAATAGCCAAATCGTTCAATGGTGCTGGTGTCTTGTACCGCTCGCCACATTTTGGCTGCATCGTCCTTTTGAAGGCAGTAAATGCTGCCCGCCAGAGCAGTCATGAAAGCGGCGTGTGCGGGTGTTCCATCCAGAGCATCGAGATCAGCACGGGTATTAACGGATGCCATAAGTGTCCTTCAGGTGATTAAAAAGATTACAGGTGTCTGCATGGGCAGCATGGCCGCGCCATGAAGCCATGAACTTTTCAAGTCTTTCTGCCTCGCCATATTTGGCGTACTGGCAAATCTTGCGCTTGGCTGCTGTCACAGAGGCCTTGCGCAGAAGCTTGTGCCTGGGCCAGATGCGATAGCCAAGAAAATTGATGCCCTGGCTCACTGGAGATACTTGCCAGCGGCTGATCTTGAGCTTCAGGCGCTCTGCGCTCATGGGTTCAATGGCCTCAAACCAGTTGCGCAACTCATAGGGGTTGCTTGAGAGCACCACGATGTCATCCATGTAGCGCGTCCAGTGTTTTGCACCCAGGTCAAAGTGCAAAAACCTGTCCACCACGCCGCCGTAAACATTGGCAAACAGCTGGCTGGTCAGACTGCCGATCGGAATGCCAACGCCTGTGGCTGGAAGCATTGCTTCGATCAGTGCCAGAGTGCGTGGGCAGCTGATTTTTTGACGGATCAGCCCGTGCAACACGGCGCGGTCAATGCTGGCAAAAAACTTGCTGAAGTCGGTCTTTAAAAAATGCGTAGCTCCTGTGCTACGCAATGCTGCCTGCACATGACGCACACCGGCGTGAGTACCCATACCGTCACGGCAAGCAAACGTGCCAGGCAGCAACGTGCGCTCAAAAATAGGGCCAATCACTGCCACCAGGGCGTGTTGTGCCACGCGGTCTTTGAAATCCAGCGCGCTGATTACCCGCAACTTTGGCTCGTAAACGGTGAAATGTCTGAACTCGCCTTGCTGCCAACAGCCGTTCAAAATCTCGGTTCTCATCTGGGCCAAGTTCAGCTCAGCATATTCCTTGAATGCCAAATAACCCCATGTTTGACGTTTGCCCGCACTGGTGCGCAAGTACGCCTCGCGCAGATTCTCAATATCTGCCACCTGCTCAATCAGGTGTTTGTACTTTTTACCCATGACAAGCCTCTAGGCCAGACCCGACTTTCACACAGGCTTGTGCCTGGCTACTCGTCGTTTTTCTGAACCCCCAAAGGTATTTGCCAAAGCAGGACAGCATGGCTGACCACATTAAAAAGGGCCAGCCTGGCGTGCCGTAACAGCACCAGAGCGAGATTCCTGATTTATTGTCGTAACAGACGCAGCGCAACCCGATGTTGTCGTTCGAGTTCGTCGGCGAGTTGTTCCAGTTCGAGGCGCGCGAACCCGAGTTCGCCCCGTTGTTCCAGTTGCCGCCAAAGATCACAGCGTTTAAACCCATGCTACCCCCTGCGTTTGTGTTTAACGATCCAGGCCCCAAGCATCTTGCCCACCTCAGCCACCAGCGCCTGTGCTGTTTTGACCTGATGAGGCGTGATGCCCTTGACCTGTTCGCCACTCAAAAACCGCAGCCAAAATCGCAGATTGGCCAAGCCACCATCTGCGACGTACAAGCGGGAAATCTGATTTGACTTGCCCGCCTCTACAAACAGTTGCACCTGCCCCAAAAGGCAGGCTAAAAACATATCCCGCGCCACGCCATGCTTGCGTGGCAAATTTTGCGCAATGGGATACAAATAACGAATCACAGACTCATACTTTTCAACCACGGCCATGGGCTCGTAAGTTTGCGATGCATCAGCTTCCAAATTCATGATTAAAAATTCCGGCGGCTATCGCCGCCTAAGCCAAGATGCATGGGTCACAGACGCAGCGCAACCCGACGTAGCCGTACGAGATCGCCGGCGAGGTGTTCCAGACCGAGGCGCGCGAACCCGAGATCGCCCCGTCGCTCCAGCTGCCGCCAAAGATCACAGCGTTCTCCATCTGATACGTGGATCCGCGACCGCCGGTGTTAGCTGTATAACCAGCGACAGCAGCCCCGCCACCAAACTCGTCGCCCCATTGGAAAAGTGTGCCTGATACCTGGTTGCAGCCCCATTTACTGACATAGGCTGCTATCCAAGTGGTCGAGCCGGGGTCTACACTATTTGAAGATGCTTCCGTGGTGCCAAACGCCAGGCCAGAAAACTCCGCATAGGTGGGTAAGCGTTTTCCATTGCTTAAAGCCACTTCAGCCGCTTCCCACCAAGTTAATGACGTATAGGCAGCAGTACCATTACCACCAAAAAAGGCAGGAACTTTTGGCGGACTTGATCCGTCAGCGATTGACACGTTGTACTTGGATGTCCCGTTTGTGTAGTGATCAACGCCTGTGAGGTAAATATCAGCCCAAAAGGCATTGGCCACCAGGGCCATGCCGCGCGGATCGGAGCATGCCGGGCGAAACTTGATGTCCCACAGGCTGTACTCATTGATTTGCGGGGCTGTGTTGCCACCTGCCCGAGCCATCGCATTGCCACCTGGTGCGTAATGAAACCCACCGATCTGGCGGCTGTTGGCAGTGGTGTAACCACTGGGTGCAGAAAAGCTAGCATCAGCGCGGAATGTGCCATCAGTGCAAGCGTAGATGGCGTAATCTGAGCCTGCCACAAGCGCGGGCATGACGATGGCTGTGTCAGACTGGCGTGACAACAGAACACCAGCCACATCGAGTGTTGTGCCGCCCTTCAAGCTGATGGTGTCCGCGCCAGTTTTTACAAACGCCACACTGGACTTATTGACCTTATTGAATAGGCCAGGCAAGCGCTGCAAAAAGCCGTGAGCCAGCAGCTGAGCCATAGTAAGCCCACTCATTGCCGCACCCACTTACTTTCTGCTGTCAACACTCCTGCGACCCATGTGTACGACTTCACCCAGCTGTGTGCGCCATCAGTCGCCGTCTCGGTGACAATGTTCCCGCCAGCATCGCGGCCATAGACCTTACTGCATGACTCTGGGTTAAAGTAATCCCCGATTGAATCCTTGACCGTGCCAATCAAAGCCACGCCTTCAGGCCGCAAGCTCTGGGCAGTTGATGGTCCGGGCGATATAACTATTTCCATGATGATGATTCCCTTCGTTGAAGTGAGAATAGTAGGTAAATAAAAGTTCAGAAGGCCTCAGCCCTTACGGCGTACCAAGTAATTGTTCAGGCTCTCAATGATGGTTGCCCTTGCAGGCGAGGACAACTCTTGAGTCTGTGGATTGAACGGAAGAAATGGCCGCGCAGGAATCCTCATTCCTGGAATCATGCTTTTGGGACTGGTGACACCACCAAACATGTGCATTGCGGCATACCTCTTATTGCTACCAATGCTTGCAAAGTAGGCGCCGAAAGACGTTTGCACTGACGCGGCTAAGCCACCGGCCGACACCTGCAAAATTTTTCCGGGCCAAGTTCCCTTTCTGGTTCGGAAAACCTTTGTCGTCTTTTCGCTCAAATCTGGCCATTTGCCAAGCGGCCCGCTTTCAGTTTTGAACTGACGCTCACTTTCGCGGGCCAGTGCATGTGCGATTTCGGCCATGACCGGGCTCATATCTTTGACGCGACCAGACAGCTGGCTTAGGATTTCCTGTACTTCCTGGTCTTTGACTTCAATCGTAATCATGGGGTATCCTTATGACGTTGGCGGTGATCCCACCTGGGGTGGGCATTGATGGCCGGTTCGAACCCGTGCACCGCCAGCACCCTCACTTCACCAGCTCCCACCGCCCTGATTGCACTTTTTGCATCACCAAAGCGTTTTCGGTCAAATAGGCGCTGGCAGCCTCCCCGTTTTTCTCAAACACCAACTGAACAGACTGCTCAGTGGTCCCGCGTGCATAAACCAGAACAAGTTGCCCGGATTTTTTGTCCAGATAGGTATATGCGCCGGAAAGCAGTTCAGGAACTGCCAGCCAATCACTTGGCTGAAGTGCATCCCCATCGTTCCCGTGCCGCTTGGCCTTCTTTCCCACAACCAGACGGTCTTCTAC